AACCATAATGGAACTTGGTATGACATAACTCCATCAGGTTTTGTTTCTGATGAATCAACAGACCCACTTGGGTACGGTGCATATAAATATAATGTAGAAGACTACGGAGATGCTAGATCACAGTCTGGTTTATTCTTTGATTCTAAATCTTGGTCATTTGATAACTTCGGTGAAGACTTACTTTTCTGTTGTGCAAGTGATGGCAAGATTTATAAATGGTCGCCTTCTGCACCTTCTACCATAGGCGCACAGCTAACGAATTCTCCTACAGGATGTTCTGGTGTTCTGGTAACTAATGAACGTCATGTTATAGCTCTAGGTGCTGGTGGCGATCCAAGAAAAGTACAATGGTCATCAAGAGAAGCAAGTACAACCTGGACAGCTGCATCAACAAATACTGCTGGTGATTTACAAATACCAACAGGCGGCAGAATATTAAGTGGTATTAAATGGCAAACAGATGTCATTATCTTTACCGATACAGGTATAGCAAGACTTTACTATACAGGTTCTCCTTTTATATACGGTATTCAAGATGCTGGTACTAACTGTAAAGCTGCATCAGCAAGAACAGTAGTATCCTCTGGTAACTTCTTAGCATGGATGGGTGAAAACTCTTTCTTTGTTTTTGATGGATCAGTTAAAGAAATTAGGTGTGATGTGCATGACCATGTATTTGATAATATAAGATATTCATATAGACGTATTGCCTCTGGTGGACACAACTCCAACTTTAATGAGATATGGTGGTTCTACCCATCAGGAGATGCACAACAAACACCAAACAAATATGTCATCTGGAACTATGTTGATAATGTCTGGTCAATCGGTGAAATGGATAGAGGATGTTGGATAGACCAAGGTGTCTTTGATTATCCTATCGCTTGTGATTCACTTGGTAATGTTTACCAGCACGACAGCACAACATTAAACAATTCAGAAAATTTAGGTACAGCAGTACCTTACGCACAATCAGGGCCTATCGAAATAGGTAACGGTGATAATTATGTGCAATGTAATCAGATACTCCCAGATGAAGAAGCAAATACATTACCTGGTGTTGTTATAAGTTTTACAGGAAGATTTACACCACTAGGAGCAGAAACAGATTTTGGTAACTTTACTTTTAATAGTGATGGTTACACAGATGCAAGATTTACAGCCAGACAAGTTCGTATGAAAGTTACTGGCGATACTGACCAGATGTTTCAGGTTGGTAACATACGATTAGATTTAAGAAACAGAGGTCGTAGATAGTGGCAAGAAAAACACTGACACGACCAGGTGAAGATTACGATAAAAACTATCTTAACTATTTAATATCAGAGATAGAATATCAAACAGGTATGACTTTCAACAAAGGTGAAAGAATACAAATAAATGGTGGTGATGCCACCGAGTTAGTATTGGTAAGTCCAAATGGAACAAAATATAAAGTTAGTGTCGCAGACAACGGAACACTCTCCACCTCCACAACAGTCTAAAGAAGACTGGGAAGTAGAGTTTGAAAGGTTAGAATACCATATTATTCGTGCATTAAAGCACCAAGATAGGTATAATCTAAGTGATATTAAAGAAAAAATAGGCCAAGGAATGTTTCATATATGGCCTGGAAAAGATGCTTTTTACATATCTAGCTTTGGTGAGTTTCCTAAATACAGAGTTTTAAATTTATTTTTGTGTGGTGGAGACTACGAAGAACTAGAAGAGATGTTTCCAAGCATTGAAGTATTTGCAAAAAATTGTGAATGTAAATATCTTTATGGCGGTGGTCGTAAAGGTTGGATAAGAAAATTAAAACATCTTGGTTTTGAACAAGAATATATAGTCAAGAAGGAATTATAATTATGGGATGGGAAACAATAATACCAGCAGCAGTAGGCTTATACAGTGCTTCACAAAGTGGTGGAGATACAGTTACATCAAATACTGATCCAGCGACACAGGCTCGTTACGATGATTTATACAATAGAGCTAAAGGTGTAGCGAACCAACCTTTCGTTCCTTACACTGGCCCTAGAGTAGCAGGATTTAATCCAGACCAATTAGCTGGGATGGATGCAACCAGAGGTTTATTTAATCAAAGCCAACAATTCAATCCTCAAGCTGGTTTAGCTAATTTATCTAACAGAGCTAGAATAACACCTAGTGCGACACCTTTTATGGGTTCAGCAACAGACATTAACAGGTCTAATATAAGAGATGTAAGACCTCAATCATTATTAGGTACAGATTTAGGTGCATATCAAAATCCGTTTCAATCACAAGTTATCGATAACACTATTGGTGATTTAAACAGAGCAAGACAAATGCAAATACAAAGCGACCAAGATGCAGCAATCGGCAGAGGTGCATTTGGTGGCTCACGTTCAGCTATATTAGAATCAGAAACAAACAAAAACTTTGCAGATTCAGTTGCTAAAGCATCTGGTAATTTACGTTCACAAGGATTTGACAGAGCAACATCATTAGCTGGTCAAGATATAGGAAGACAGTTTGATGCAGATAGATATATGTCTGGAATTGACCAAGCAGTAGAATTAGGCAATGCTGGTTATGGTAATCAGTTTGGCATGGCTAATATGGATGCAATGAATAGAGCAAGATTTATGCAACCACAAATGGAAATGCAAAACAGACAGTTCCAACAAGGTTTATTAAACGACCAAGTACAAAATCAATATCAAAACTTAGGTCTACTTGGTAATCAAGGAAGATCAGCACAGGCTTTATCACAAGCTGGAATGGATGCTGGATACAACGAGTTCTTACGAGCATTAAACTACGGCCCACAACAACTTGGTTTATTATCAGGATCGGTTTTTGGTATGACTCCTGGACAAACCGATACTTATAAACAAGGTATGGGTGGTAGAATTGGTGATGCAGTAAGCATCTATGACCAGGTTGCAGGTTTCTTCCCACAAGACGGATAGGAGATAATTATGGCAATAAGAGATTTTAACAACCCAATGGGATTACTAGGAATAAACAACAATCCTACAGACTCACTTGGTTTAAATATAAGTCCTACTTTTGATGCTAGAGCAAAACAAGCTGAAGAAGACGAGGCAAAAAGAAAAAGAGCTGAACAATCTTTAAAGCTACAAAACCTTGCCGACACTCTTCGCATGGTTAATGCTAATAAATCTGGCAATACTCAAGGTGTAGCTTTGTATTCAAATAGACTGGCTAATAGACGAGCAGCAGAACAAGCTAGATTAAAAAAAGAACAAGACAAATTAAAAGCAGAAAAATTACAACAACAACAAGACGCATTTATAAAAGCAAATCCTGAGTATGCGGGTGCAATTAGAATGAATCAGTTGTTTGGTTTTAATCCACCACCTGCAAAAGACAGAAGAATAGTTCTACAAAATGGTGTTCAATATTATGCAGATACAGGTCAACCAGTTATACCCAATGCTCCTGGCAAAACCAAAACTACTAAACAAGAGTATGACGATCTTGCCGCTAAAATAAAAATTGAAATAGCTAATAATGGTAGAACTTCTCCTAATTTAACAAAATCTCAATTAGATTTTTATGATGATTATATTAAAACTGGAAGTATAAATTATCTTAACAAAAGTATTGCTAACTTGATATCTGGTACTACAGGTGGACAAAGTAACTCAACAAAAAACTATACAGTAATTAATAGTGCTTACGGATCAATGACTGCAAATCAAATTATTGACCAGGCATTTGAAATGAATAAGGAAGTAGAGCCAAAAACTACAAGAGAAGGCGTTATAAAAAATTTAATAGCTAATAAAATAATATCAGAGTAATACTATGGTAGATTTTATCATACCACCCCCACCCAAAGAGGAAGAGAGAGGGGGATTCAAAATACCGCCACCACCTGATGTAGATGATAAAGCTATACAAAATATTGCATCTGATGGTTTTATTATTCCTCCTACCCCAGAACAAATTACAGAAAACGATGGAAAACTATCTGAAGCAGAATTAAAAAAAGACCCTGAATGGATTAAAGTTGCAAAAAGTATTTATGAATTTAACGAAGGCACAACCTTCGGTATTGAAAAAGATGGTCAACCTAAAAAACTAAACTCCGATAAAGAATACGCAAATTACGCCCTAAGATATATGGGTTGGTTTAATTACAATATTCCTAAAATGGGTAATGAAGCACTTGATTTATTCGAGTTTGCCAACCAACAACAAAAAGAAGATTTTGTTACAGCAATGGATATGTACGACAACAAGAAAATTAGTTGGTCTGGAGTTGGTAGATTTATAAAAGGTGTTGGTTTTGATCCATCTACTTATGTGGGTATAGGAACATTGGGTGCTGGTCTTGTTGCAAGAGCTGGTGCTAAAGAAGCAACCAAACAATCTATTAAAGAGTTTGTAAAACAAGGAGCAATACAGGGAGCAAAGATTGGAGCTATAGAGGGTGCAACTTATTCAACAGTTGATAATGCGCTAAGACAATCTACCAGAATAATGTCTGGTCAAAGAGAAGGCTTTGACTTTGGTGAGTCTGGACAGTCAGCATTATTTGGAGCTGGACTAGGTGGTGTTTTTGGTAGTTCAATAGGCGGAACTGCTGCATATTTTAAAAATAAAGGTAATGTAGTTCCTAACGTAACAGATGAAACTGAAGAGTTTATTGTTCCACCAGCACAAGAAGTAGTAGATACTCCTGTTGCTCCAGAAGTTGTAACACCCAAAGTAGATATTGATACCTGGAATACATTATCACAAGAGCAAAAAGAACAACTTGTACCACAAAACGCCCTTAATAGAGATTTTGATGATGATGAATTGTTTGAAATTATTGATGACCAAATTATTCCTAATTTCTCTAAAAAAGAATTTAGAGAAACAGTACCTAGTAAATATGGCATTAATGAAAATGGCGTAGTCACAAATCCAGAAAGTTTTAAAATACAATTACCTAAAAGTTATGGCGATACTATAAAAATTAATTATATAAAAATTAATGATAGATACTTATTAAGTGATAATGGTAAACCATCAGTCCAAGATGATATTTTTGTAGACTCTATACAAGAAGTAAAAGATTATCTTATTAACAAATCATTAAATAAATATAACAATCCTGTTGGTTATAAATCAGATTCTTGGAATAAAAATATAAGACCAAAGATATTAAAAAAACTTCAAGAACAAACAACAACACCTGTAACCCCTAAAGTAGAAACACCTAAACGTGGTACTAAGATTCCAGAGATATTAAAAGTTACAAAAGAACCTAAAGTAAGAACTGCTACAGACTATATTGGTAAGATTAAAGACGGAGAAAGGTCTGGTGAACTAAAAGGTATATTTGAAGATGTGTCTGGAAACATACAAAGAAAATTTAAAGCTGGTCAAAACCAAGAAGGAAATACTCTGGATGATTTAGATGATGTGGCAAACTCTATGATGGAAGACGGATTCTATAGTCAAGTTGATACTAGCGACACTGGTATGACTAATAGGGTATTGGAAGATTTAAATAATAACACACCACATCCAGAAGATGCTGCTATATATGCAGAGTGGCAAAGAAAAACCGATGAAGGAAAAAAAGTAAGAAAAGTTTTAGACGATAATAAAGTTAATTATAAAGGTATGACTAACGAAGAAGTCATGCAAACTTATGATGATATTGTAAATGACAGACTTCCACCTGTAAGAGATGAAGTACCTCTTGAAATGTATGCTGATGATATAGAGGCAGCTAGTGGCGGAAACATTAACAATGTAAGAGTAGATGATATTGTCGACCCAACACCAGATGGTAGAGACTTTCAAACTGATACAACAGTAGACCTGAACGATAGACTAGTTGAAGTTGGCGTTAAGATAATGGATGATTTAGAAATACCAAGAAATCCAGAGATAAAAATATCAGACCAATTAGAAGAAGTTTTATTTCAAGCTGAAGGTAATCCTGTTGCAAGAGAAAAACTTGATTCTGTATTAGAAAAAAACAATATAACTCTTCCAGAGTTATCTCAGTTATTTAGAGGAAGCATTGCAGACTCCGCAAGAAGGATGCAAAAATTAAGTGCTGTCAGTAGGTCTATTCAAAACCTATCTGAAAAAATAGGAAAAACAGCAAAGCCAGAAACTTGGACAGCAAGACTTTATAATTTTATTAAACAAGCGGATAACATAAGAAGAGGTTTATTAGTTAGCCAGATAGCTACAGCAATGAGAAACAATACAGCTCAACTTGGCAGGGTTAGTATGAAAACAATGATTGATGTTTTCGATAATACATTAAAGAAAACTTTTAATCCTATTAGAAAAGCATTTGGTGCTGAAGAAGCTCCTGTTGATTATGCCAGATCATTTGAATTGATTTTAAATTTAACAAAGAACAAAAAACAAGCCAAAGATTTAACAGACTTATTGACAAAGTATTATGTAAAAGATGCAGAAAATTTATTTACCAGATACTCTTCCGATGTAGCAGACGCTACAAAAACATCTAATGCAGCAAGAATCATAAAGGTTGGTCAAAAAGATACTGACGGATTAAATATATTAAATAGGATGCAAGAGTTCTGGTATAGAAGAGCAGTATTTGCAAACACCATTACCGATGCTTTACTAAAAAAGGGTATAGATATAAATAAAGTTGGCATAAGTGATGACCTTTTAAAATATGTAAACAAAGCTGATATTGAAAAAGCAGTTGATGATGCTTTGTATTTTACTTATGCAAAAACTCCAGACGTACCTATTGTCAAAAGTCTTGTTGATGCTGTTAATTCTATGCCATTTTTTGCAACTGGAATAATACCTTTCCCAAGATTTATGGCTAATGCTATTGCCTTTCAGTTTAGACATAGCCCGTTAGGTTTTTCCGCATTGCTTACACCAAAAGAAATAGCAAAATTAAAAGCTGGAGATTATAAAACTTTATCCCAAGCAGTAGTAGGAACAACATTACTGCTTACAGCTGTAGAAATGAAAAGAAGAGGGTCAGAAACTAACAAGTGGTATGAAGTAGAAACATCATCTGGAAAGACAGTAGATATGCGACCATACTTTCCATTAACACCATATCTTTTAGTTGCCGATATGGTTGTTAGAAGTGAAAGTGGAAGAGGAGCTCCAGATGCTAAAGATGTTTTACAGGGTTTATCTGGCGCACAGTTTAGAGCTGGTGCTAGTGTGCAGTTAGTACAAAATCTTTTAGACGGAATGGCTGGATTAGATACAGAAGAGAAAGTGAATAGATTTATGTCTGACTATACCGCTAATGTTCTTGGTGGATATATGACACCTATAAGAATGTTTGGTGATTTTTTAGACCAAGACCAGCAATTTAGAAGACCATTACCAACAGGTGAATTTCTAGATGACACAACTAATCAATTAAAATCTAATATACCTTTTGTTAGAGATCAGTTTCCAGAATCAGAATCTCCAACCAGAGAAGCTGCACCAGGCAGACCAGATACAGTACAAATACCTTTTACTGAAATTGAAGCTCCAGGGCCTTTGGTAAGACAGCTTACTGGTGCTACCGTTAGAGAAGAAAAAAATGCAGCAGAGAAAGAATTTGATAGATTAGGATTTAAAAGAAGAGATATATTACCTTACTCTGGTAATGCTGTTGTAGATCAAACCAGAGCAAAATACTTAGGGCCTATAGTTGAAAAAGTTATACCTGTTCTAATACAAAGCGAACAATATCAATCTGCTTCAAACGAGCTTAAATCAACCATATTACGAAAAACACTTACAGAATTAAGAAGTGCCGCTAATGATTACATAAAAGAAAATAGAATTAATGAAGAGCAATTTGCAAAAGCTGCATTTAATAGACAGCCTAAATACATAAAAGCATTACTAAACTCACAAGGTATTACATCCAAAACTTTCTTAGAAAATTATGACACGCAGGTCGGAGAGGATAGGTAGGAGTGGAGAATACCTAACCTGCTCAGTCTTGGCGAGAGAATCAGACACCGTTACAGTAATGCCTCATACATCCCATGCTGATGTAATCTTTGAATGGAAACACAAACTCTATAGATGCCAAGTTAAAACAGTTACTCATATAGAAAATAGAAAAAAGAACTGGCGTTTTGATTTACGCAAAGGCATTACCACCACAGGAAGA